ATGGAATAACTGTTAGTGGATCATCCACATTTACATCAGGTTTCGATGTACCAAATTCCACTAACGGTCAGGTTTTGGTATATTCATCTGCCGTAAGTAGATATATACCAAAAACGGACACCACACTAACAAAGACTATAACAATTGAAGCCCCCACAGCAACCGAAAATATTACTATTTTCAAAACAGATGTAGCAATAACAGTTAGAGAAGTCATAGCGGTTAGTATTGGTTCAACTCCAAGCACAACGTATCAGATACAACAGGGATCGTCCCGTGCGTCAGGCACTGCGGTAACCGGAAGTGCGGCCACCACATCAACTACAACCGGAGATGTTCAATCAATAACAACCGCCGCAATTCCTGCTGATAGATGGGTGTGGGTTACAACATCTGTGGCAAGTGGAACAGGTGTTAGTCTTACCATAGATATCAGATATACGGAGGATTGATAAATGGCAGTAACCATAGGAACTATAAAATCGGGAACTTATGTGGGGCCGGGAGGTGGAACAACCGTTACTATAACGGGCGTTACTCAGGATGTCGGTAGTGGTGGTTATATGTATTTGATCATACAACACGACCAACCCTATACACCAACTGTCAAGTATAATAATGTTTCCATGACCAAGATACTCACATATAGTGGACAGGGGATTATCACTGATATTTTTGAGTTAGCAAGTCCAAGTACCGGAAGCAATAGTTTGGTGTTGACATATACTGCTTTCCAAGAATACACAACAAACATTGGGTATATGGTTCTATCCTGTATAGGTGCTGATGGATATGGGAATAATACAAAAGTTGATGGTCTTGCGAGTTCTCCGGGTATTGCTTGTAATCTCGCATCGGTTGGTTTAGGGTCGGCGGTATTCTTGATAGGTGTATTGCCCAACGCAACTAATTGGTAACAAACACTAACTATTGACGGAACATCAACAACATCACCAACTTACAATCAGACAATTCCCTCAAGTGCAAGGGGAACGGGTTACTATAAGAATGATGTAGCAACCGGAAATTGTAACCTATTGAGTCAATTTGGTTATAATATGTTAGGTATTGCAGTAGAGGTCAAAGCGGCGGCGGTAGTATCTTCCCGTAGAATATTTGTAATAGGATAACAAAACAACAGGAGAAAAGTAAATGGTAACCAAAGATATAAACACAACAGCAGAGTTGTGGTTTGACGAAATAAGAATAAGAACCACAAAAGTGAATGGTGTTCCACAGGGAAGTGTTACATCATATGGTAAGTTTATGATTTTTGATTCGGCAACAGTTATATCAAGTATTGAAATCAGTAGAGATATGAGTGAGTTTTTAACCATCCTTGGTGGAAAACTAGCTCTCGATCCTATGGTTGTGTATCAAGGAATTTGTGATTCGCTTGAGCAGATATATATAGATGCTACGACACCCGTAGAACCACCCGTAGAACCACCCGTAGAACCACCCGTAGAACCACCCGTAGAACCACCCGTAGAACCACCCGTAGAACTAGAACCACCGGTTGGTTGAAAATTGTAGAATGATAAATACTAATGTGAATGAAATGTTTAATTCTTATTGGAGGGTTTATGTTGGTTAAGTTGATCGATGTTCGTCATGTGTATGAGTTTGCCGTTGGTGTAAAGAGTAATGCCTTTTCCGATACACATATTGATTTCCTTTGGTTTTGTGATGATGTTATTGACAATCTAAAATCTATTATACAACCTACATTGGATCAGATAGGTACTTTAAAGAAGTGGTATGAAGAATCTATTACAAAGATTCAAAAAGATTATTCAGAAAAGACCGATGATGGTAATATCAAAACAGAACCTGATACCGATGGAAACAATGTAATTGTTTTTGCTTCCGATGAAATGAAAGAAAAATATAAGTCTGCCTTTAATGAATTGAATAAAACATTACAGGAAAAAGAACAAATCATAGTGGACAAACTTAACGAAGAAGTTGAGATTTCCGATATATCAAAGATTTCTAAAACAACAGTTCCAAAGATTGATATCAAACCTGTAGTGTTTGAAAGTCTTAAAAAATTCATAGAGAGATAATTCTTGGATGAAACATATTACACCTTTGGTAAATTTACATTTGGAGCCGGATCATTTGGGTCCGGTCCTTCTTTTGATACAGGAGCGCAAATGGAACAAATAATGAGGAACACTCCTAATCAAAAAATCTATACAACAGTTGTTGAATATGGTGATGTTGTAGTTAAACAATCACCAACAATTGTAACTGGTGATGTAAAGATATCGCTTGATGGTGGTGCCTTTTCAAATTTGACAAGTACACCGACCACCAATGATGTTGGTATAAATGTGTCATTATCGCAAGCAGAAACCGATGCTTCAAAGATTCTAATATCTTTTAAAGATCAAACAAATCCACCTGAATGGAATGATAAGATTGTCAATATTACTACACTAACAATTGATGTATTTAACCAAACATCCGTGTCCGCAGTAACTGATATGACTCCTATTACTTTAAGACTGGATGATTCTTCTTACGGGCTCAGTGCCATTAGTAATGATGTTAATCAGATACCTACCGACAATAATGGTATTGTTGTGAGTGCTTCTAATGTACAATCTGATGTAACGATATCCATGAATAATTATGGTGTATCAACATCTGCCGATATAATATATCTGTCAAATCTAATAAATGGTGTGGCATCTCAAGTGTTGTCCGCTGGTGTTGATGGTTCTGATACTGTTGTTACTGTATTGGAAAAGATGCTCTCATATGCCACAGGAAATATACATCGTATAAACGATATGTTTACATATTACAAACGGGATGGATCGACCCCATCGTTTGTTAATAGTGCCACGGATTATGATAGAATAGGATTGTAAATGATCATAAAGAAACCACTTCCATTTGATGTATTTACGGGTGGTTACTTTGGACGAACCGGAACCAAAAATTCCATTTCGGTATTTACAGGTGGTCAGTTTTCTGGTACTACGATTCTTATACTGAATCAAGAAACTAGTTTTATTGATTTTGCTGTAAATAAGATTCATACAATAATACCATATGTTACAAAAACTGTTGTAATAGATTTTATTACTAAACCACACTCTGTAACTATTTCATCCGCAAAGATGAATATAGATTATAATAAATTCTCTAAATTGCCAAATGGTTGGATGACTAAATGTTCATCATCTTATCAAACCGAAAGAGATTTGTTTGCTAATTTACAGATGGAAAAATATAATAAGTTTGGTATAAACACAACCTATTATAGATTGGAATATGATCTTGTTAATAGTAAACCATTGGGTGAGGATGATAATGCCATAATAACAACCCATTGGGATGATGTTATGGTTGATTATAAAACAATGAGAGAATCTAAAATGTGGCAGATGCCTGGTATAGAATATGCCGAAAGTTTTGATATGTACATCTCAAAGAAACATTTTGATTATATGTCTTCGGGTACCATTCCACAAACTGGTGATATTATTCATGTACACTATACAAATATGTTGTATGAAATCTTGGATAAGAATGAAGAAAAATCTAGCCTATTCTTGTCTAAAATGTACAACTGGGAATTGACAGTTAAACCATTATCGAAGAAACGGATGTATTCTTTTGCTGATAGTCAAATCGGTACATACCTTTATGATATTGTTAAGAAGAGGGATGTCTTGGATGTTACTGGTGTTGTAGAAACAAAGATAGATTCTGTAAAATATAAACCAAAAAATACAGAACAATCTATCCGAAATCCATACGCAGGATACTAAATGAATTACTATAAACCAGCATCATTAACAAAATCAGAATACTTTAATTATGAAACCGGACATTCAAGTGATAAAAATTTGTATGATCTGTTAAATACCGAATTCATAAATAAGTATGGAACCTGCTTAAAATATTATATAACGACATATGATTTGAATTATGACAAAATATTCGGTGAAGATAATAATAGATCGTATGTAAGATGTTTTGATTTTATGTCTTATTATAGTATGCCCGAAGAAAATAAAATGTTTACATATTTGGGTATTGATTATACTGATGATATTTCGATGAAGGTTTCTAAAAGTCATTTTAATGTGGCATCATCGGTTGGTAATTTTGACCCGCACATTCCACAGATAGGTGATATCATTCAGGCACTTTATGGAAATTTATTATATGAGGTGACTGAGGTTGCTGAAGGCGTTCAAGAATTCTTACAAAGTAGACAATACATTTGGGAACTTGTTGTGAAACCATATCGTAAGAATAACATATCTGTTACCCCTGCTATAAGTGGTTCAGATGTTTACAGATTGAATAAGAATGAAACCGATCTGTTCGATATTCGTGGTGTCATAGAAACACAAAACGAACAGGTTAAATATAAACAGAAAAACACTGAACAATCAGTTAGGAATCCTTATGCGGGTTAACACTTTAATAGAAATGTCCAGAACTCTTTTTGAAGAATCAGAACCCGATCTTGAACAGTTTCTTGTTGATTTGTTTTCCGATAATAAGGTTGTTGAGGATACTGAGGTTCATGCCTTAGCAGAAGAACGAGGAATTGATCCTGACATTGTTGAGAATTCTATATATAAGATACTTAGTTCATTTATGAATGGTGGTCGATGGAACAAAGAAGGTCGTCCTGATGTTGATTCTGATGAATTGTCAATGGGTATAAAGATTGAACAAGAACACGCTGGTGATATATTTGCCCGTAGAATAGCTCTTGATCATTTGACTGAATGTAAAGATTATTATACCCGTCTTAAAAAGATGGAATCGGAATGTGAATAAATGAATCTTGATCAAAAAGAAAATATTGATAATATATTAGCATACATATTGATAAAGAAGATTATTACGCCTATAAATAAGACTGATGCCTTTAGATTAGGTCTTGTTAATGGTGCTGGTAGGGTTGTTAGGAAACCGGAAACAGAACAAGAGTTGATGGCTCTTACAACTTTAGATATTATAATTTTCAAATTGAAACGATTGTTAGGTGGAAAACTTGCCAGTCTTAATAGTTTTCTATATCTATCTACTGTTAATAATAATATGTATGACAAATTGATGGTTAGAGGTTCTGTAAATCAAAGAGCTGATATAGAAAAAATAAAAAGAGATATTGATAAATTGTCAGTTTGATAAATATATGTGGAGGATTTAATGGCTCATAGTTTTGTGTTTGATAATTTGAAACGGGATATATACACTACAAGTTATAATTTATCCGAATTGGCTATTGTTTTGGTGAATCAATCATTTGCTACCGATTCTGAAGTAATTAGAACTTATGATACATTGGGTCAATTGGATGCTGCTACTTATTTTATTGGTGGAGATTTATCAACACAACAATCTGTTACCGTTTCGGATGTTGTAGTATCTGATGGATATCATGGTTGGATTGTAAAGGGAACTTCTGATATTATTTGGTTGAATACTACATTTACTGATGTTGCTGGAGCATTAATATTTGATCCATCAAATCCTGTTGATACCGATACTAATAAACTTGTGTGTTATATTGATTTTGGTGGTTTAAAATCTTCTGTAAATGGTACGTTCACTGTTCCTCTTACCCGTGGTATAATTCAGACACCATAAGGAAATATAAATGCCTACTATAGCCGATATAAATTTAAAGATCGATGGTTTACAGAAACAGAAGGATGGACTGAACAAACAGGTTGATCCTTTGCGTAAACAAATTGCTCAGTTGAGAACACAAAAAGAAGCTGTTAAAAATAACGACCAACAGGTTGCTATGTTGGATAAAAAGATTGCTGACCTTCTTGTTAAGGTTGCCAATTTGAACGGTAAAGATGCTGGCATAATTCCTGCTATTTCAGAAGATATAGAAAAAGAAGTTGATGAAGATGTTGCCGGAATTACTGCTGATTCTGCTTTGGGTGATATAAAGAATCGTCCAATGTCAATACCTTTACCAACAGTCAAGAGACTCGATATTCCTAAATATAAGAAGATGACCAAGAGTGTATATAAATTTATTGATGGAAAATAACGAGAGGTATTGAATGTCAGATAATTCTAGTGTTGATATTTCTGGTGGTGTAAGCTTCTTGGGTTCGTTTATGAAAATGAACCCGTTTGCGAAGCATTTTCAGAAAAACAGACAAGACGATATCAATAGATTTGTCGAACAGGAAAAGAACTCACAGGGTACATCTGTTGAGGATGTATTGACACGTAGTCAATATAATGTATCTGATGAAAATGGTAATCTTACTGTAAACATTTCATTTAATCCTAACTTCGCAAATAAAGAATCTCGTATAAACAATTATCGATCAATGGCAAATTATCCTGCCATTTCGCAATCGATTGATGCTATATGTGATGATGCTGTTCTGCCTGATATTGATGGAAAGATTTGTTCACTTGAATTTAAAAAAGAACTACCTGAACATATAGAAGATACAATTAGGAAATACTGGGATTATATAGTTGATGATGTTATCAATATTTCAGATACTGGTTGGGATTTATTTCGCAAATGGTTGATAGATGGTGAATTATTCATTGAACTTGTATTGAATGATGATGCTGATTCTGTTATTGGTATAAAAATACTTCCACCGTTTACGATGTATCCTATATACCATAATGATGAAATTGTGTGTTATGTTCAATCGTTACAAAATTACGGCCTTAATGGTTTACAATCATCTACTATTATGGCAAATCTTGGTGAAAACAAAGATGTAATGTTTGATGTTGATCAGATATTATATATAAATTATTCTGATTTTGCTGGTACCAGCAAGATTGATATCTGTGGATTCCTTGAAAATTCTATTAGATCATATAATCAACTTCGTAATCTTGAAGATGCCGTGGTTGTCAATAAGATTGTTAGGGCACCTACCCGTAGACTTTGGAACGTCGATGTTGGTATGATGACTAAGACAAAGGGTGATGCTTATATTCAAGGTGTCATTCAGAGAATAAAGAAGAATATTCAGTATGATCCTTCTACTGGTGTTATGAACTCTAATGAAAACTTCATGGCAGTAACAGAAGACTTTTGGTTCGCAAAGAATGCTGAGGGTCGTGGTACAACCGTAGAAAATATTGATGGAACGAATACATTTGATGATATGGGTTCTGTTAATTATTTCTTAAAGAGATTATACGAATCCATGAAGATTCCATCTTCACGATGGAAGTCTATGGTTACCGAGGGTCAGACATCTACATATTCAGGTGGAAAATCTAATGAGATTACAAGAGAAGAAATAGAATTTTCTAAACTCATTAAAAGATTTCAGAACAAATTTAAGTATCTGCTGTTAGATGCTCTCATTGTTCAATTGAGAATGTCGGGTGTTGATGAACGATATTGTAATCATAATCTGTTTAATGTCAGATTCAATAAGACAAATCTATTTGAAACATATAAGGAACTCGAAGTTCTTGAGGCTCGTGCCGGTGTTCTTCAAACAATGGATTCATTTGTCTACAAACCCGGTGAAAATGAACTTGGATATTTTGATCGTGAATTTATGTTGAAGAAATTCTTTATGATGAATGATGAAGATTATAATGAAAACCTTTATCTTCTTAATAGATCAAAAAATAATATTGTCAATTCCGAAGATTCTAAAGAAAATATTGATGACCAATCTGATGAAATCATGGATGATGAATCCTCTCAACCACCGGAAGAAACATCGTTTGATGCCGAAACTCAATTAGCATCATTCTCTTATGGTGATATGAAACCCACAGATTTACTAAATGAACTGTTTAATTAAAGGATGATATTATGTCGATACTGAAAAATACTTTGGATAAAAATTTTGCTGAACTTACGCAGGTTTGGAATAAGCTTGTTGCTGAGAAGTTCCTCAAACGAGTAGAAGAAAAGAAGAAAGAGATTATCGCTAAAATAAATAGTCGAGAATCATAAATACTTTAATGATTGTGAAAAGATAACCGATCCTGTTTATTTGAACAAAATGAATATTCATAGGTTTGGTAAATATAGGAAGGTAAAGAAATATGAAACTGATAACCGAATTGACATCGTTTGAAAAACTCGAAGTCATAAAGGAAAGTATTGAGGTCGATGGACAGACCGTTAAGAAATGTTATCTAAAGGGTCCCATCCTTGAGGCCGAAAATAGAAACAGAAATGGTAGAATTTATCCTCATCACATATTAAAGCGTGAAGTTGATAAATATGTAGAGGAAAAGGTAAACACACATAGAGCTCTTGGTGAACTTAACCATCCGGCAAACCCTGATGTAAATCTTGATCGGGTATCTCATGTGTTTGAAGAATTGTATATGGAAGGTAATGTAGGGTATGGTAAGGCAAGAATTCTTGACACCCCAATGGGGCGCATAGCAAGATCACTTGTCGATGAAGGTATTGTTCTTGGTATGTCAACAAGAGGTGTCGGTAATATTTCAGAAGATGGTATTGTTGATGAAACCTTTTCGCTTATAGTTGCTGGAGATTTGGTTTCGGATCCTAGTTGTCGTAAAGCCTTCGTAGAAGGTGTTCTTGAGAATAAGGAATGGATTATTTCGGGTGATGGTTATGTTGAGGTTGCCGTCAATAACATGAAGAAAATGGTTGACAAACAATTTAATGAATCAATATCTGCTATAGCTATTCAGAATTTTATGAAAGATATACAATCAAATATTCGTGGTAAGATGAATTGGTAATTATTTGATTGATAAATAAAGTAACGGGTAAGAGAACAACCCACTGGTAACGGAAATGTTCTCATGTTAAATTTTAAACCGGAGAAACGCATGAAGATTTCAAAAGAGATTGCCGCCGCCCTTTCACCCGAACTCCTCAAGACATTTGAAGAGTCCGTTGAGAAGATGGTCAATGATCTCGTTACGGAAGGCGTTGCCAAGGGTATTGCGGTTAAGGAAAAGGAACTCAAGCAGAAGTATGACCTCGTAGCAGAGGAATATGTTCAGAAGAAGCTTGTGATGGAAACCGCAAAGATGAAGGCTTCTCTTATTGAAGAAAACGATAAGAAGCTTGAAACTCTTGAAAAGAAGGTTGTATCTCGTCTTGGTTCGTTCGTTGATCGTATGGTTTCTGAGAATATTTCTGATGCCCTTGTCGAGAAGGTGGCAATGAATGAAGTTGCTTTCCCTATCGTATCAGGTCTCAAGGCTCTTCTTGAATCCAATATGATCACTGTTGAACCTAAGATTGTTGATGAAACCGCAAACCTTTCAGAACAGATCACTGTACTGAAGAAACAACTTTCTGAATCTATTAGTCAGAAAATGGGACTCGATGCTCGCCTTAGTAAGAGTGTTGGTCTTCTTGTTCTGTCTGAAAAGACTCAGGGTCTAACACCTTCACAGAAGAAACGTGTTATTACTGAATTCAAGGATTCGTCCTATGAAGACATGACTTCAAAGATTGATGGATTTGTTACACTTGTCAAGGAGGCCACCGATGAGGTGTCTAAGAAGATTGGTGAAACAAAGCGCAAGACTCTAAGCGAAGGAAAATCTTTCGACAAGAGTAAGAGATCATTTGGTAAGATTATATCTGAATCTGATTTTATTCCGAAGAAGGCCAAGGTTGAAGAGGTTGATCCTCTTATGTCAACCGTCGAATCTTTCTTTGAATAATTAAAGTAGATAAATACTAAATGATGGGGGTGTTTGCCCCATTTTACATAAAACAAAAAGGAAATTATTATGGCTATTACTCGTAAGCAGTTGACCGAACGCTGGTCAAAGGTTAAGAGCTCTCTCAATGTTAAGGAACTTGCTGATCCTTTTACTCGTGAAAATACCGCAGTCGTTCTTGAAAACCACCTTCGTGAAGACGTTTGGGGTAATCCTGTTCCTCTTAATGAAACTGGTGCTGTCAACTGGGCAAACCCTTCTACCAACTCTTCCGGTGACTGGAAGTATTATCCTATCACTCTCGCTATGGTTCGTCGTACTTTCCCCGAACTCCTTGCCAACAAGGTTGTCGGCGTTCAGGCTATGAATGCTCCTGTTGGTTATGCTTTCGCACTTCGTTACACTTATGACAAGGCCGGTTCCGGTGTTGAAGCTGCTTGGGACTCTGTGCCTGACTATGCTGGTTACTCCGGTAATGGTGTGTCCGCTCTCTCCTGTTTTCGGTTCACCCGCAACTGATACCGCTAATACCGGTCTTTCTACTTCCGCTGGTGAAAATCTTTCTCTCGCTGGTTCCGGTGCCACGCTTATGAATCAGCTCGGTATTCGCTTTGATCGTACCACGATTGAGGCTGTTACTCGTAAGCTTGCCGCTTCTTACACTGTCGAGGCTTCGATGGATGTTAAGACAATGCAAGGTATTGATCTTGAGAAGGAAATGCTTGCCGCCCTTCAATACGAAATTATTGCTGAGCAGGACCGCGAACTTATGTATCGCCTTCGTTCTTCTGCTACCAATGTTTCTCTTGGTGGTCGTGTAATTCCTGTTATCGATTGTATCAGTTCTGCTTCGGGAATCACACAGACTTGGGGTGGTCAGGGCGAACGCTTCGCTAACATCGCCGCTGCCATTCAGAAGCAGGCTAACGATATCGCAACGTCAACCAACCAAGGTGCTGGTAACTTTGTTATCGTTTCTCCCGCTATCGCAACTGCTCTCCAGCTTCTTCCCACTTTCAAGGCTTCCGGTCTTGATGGTGCTAAGGTTAACGCAACCACGATTGGTTGTTCCATTGGTACTCTCTTTGGAACGATTGATGTATATCGTGACCGTTATGCTCGGAATGATTATGCTCTTGTCGGATTCAAGGGAACTCGCCCCACCGAGACTGGTGTAATTTTCTGTCCTTATGTAATGGGACTCACTTCACGTGCCGTTGAACAGGATATGTTCCAGCCTCGTGTCAGTGTGATGAATCGTTATGCTATCGTTGATAACCTCCTTGGAACTGGTCGTTATTACCGTCTGCTCAACTTCACCAACGTTGATAAGATCCTCGCCGGATACTAATCAACCTTCTATCCTAACAGATAGATAACTGGTGATTGATACAAAGGGAGTAAGAGAAATCTTGCTCCCTTTAATTTATTGTATTATATTGTATGATAAATATACTTAGTGGAGGTTTATGGATTTATCATACTTTAAAGATCATTCCAATATAAAACACAATAACAAATATGATTATGGTCATGTTGAATTTGTTAATCGTGATGTTAAAGTATATATTACTTGTCCGCGTCATGGTGATTTTTTACAAACCCCCAAGGCTCATTTAATAGGTCAGGGGTGTCCGGAATGTAAAAGGGATAAATTAAAGTCACACAATACGAAATATACAACAGATATAATCCGTGAGATTGGTTTACAAAAACATGGTGACCGATATGATTATTCGGAAACTGTATATGTTGATTATAAAACACCGATAAAAGTTAAATGTAAGGTTCATGGGTATTTTTATCCATCGATTGATGGTCATATTCGTGGTGGTTATGGTTGTCCTGTGTGTGCTAAAGATAGAATGATTGTTGGTTCTACTAAACATACAAAAGAAATTAATGATTCTGTTCGTGAAGACATCATAACAAGATTTGAATCTGTACATGGTGACCGATATGATTATTCACAAGTAAATTACATTGATATGCGTACAAAGATTAACATCGGTTGTAAGATTCATGGTATGTTTGAACAGTTGCCTGGTAATCATTTGTTCGGTGGTAATGGTTGTCCACATTGTAAATCAAAATCTGAACACTCGTTATATGAATATATTACATCTTTATATACTGGTGTTATTGAGAGGGGTAATAGAACTGTGTTGGGTGGTCTTGAATTGGATATTTATTTGCCCGAAAAGAAATTGGCATTTGAATTTAATGGATTGAAGTGGCATTCAACAGAATTTAATAAAGATAAAAACTATCATTTGAATAAAACTTTGAAATGTGAACAACAGGGAATACATCTTATACATATTTTTGAGGATGATTGGTTAAATAAATGTGATATTGTGAAATCTCGTATATCAAATATATTTGGTAAATCTATTACAATTGGTGCTCGTAAATGTACTATTAAAGATATAGATTCTAAAACAACAAGAATGTTTCTTGATGAAAATCACATACAGGGATTTGTTGGATCGAATGTTAGACTTGGATTGTTTTATGACGATGATTTGGTTTCCATTATGACATTTGGTGGTTTGCGATATAATCTTGGTCAAAAGCCTGAAATAGGATGTTACGAACTGTTACGATTCTGTAATAAATGTGGTGTAACGGTTACTGGTGGTGCTGATAAACTATTCAAACATTTTTTAAAAACATATAATCCTATTTCTGTTATATCATATTCTGATAGAAGTTGGACTATGAACGATTCCAATTCTATGTACAATAAATTGAATTTTGTTGTTTCGTCTATATCAAGACCGAACTATTATTATGTAGATCATGGAAAACGAATAAATAGATTTACTTACAGAAAATCTGAATTGATAAAGATGGGATATGATCCATTGTTAAGTGAAACGGAAATCACAGAATCGATGGGTCTTTACAGAATATATGATTCCGGTTCTATTAAATATACATATACAAAAATCTTGGATTCCTAAATACTATTAAATAGTAGTGGAGGAATTATGTCTATTCAGGGTCAGTATTTTAAAGATAAAACAATTGCCAAATCTTGGCAATTTGTTGTTGAGTTTTTCAATACAGAGATTTTTAAAGAAATTAAACCATATCATATTGTTGATGTGGCTGTTCCATTTTATAATTTTGCTGGCAATACAACAATGTATGGTTCTATTCCACAATCGTTTACATCACTGTCAATGGAGAATCCTTTACAATTATCTATAACATTTGAAGAGGATAATAAAGGTACAATTACGAAATTGATACATACATTACAGAAACGAATTGTTAGACCATCGGGTGTACATAATCCTATATATAATCAGTCGGTTGGTGGTATAATGTTGTCGGTGATTCGAGACAATGCTAATGTGGATAATTATTATGGTACCGATCAATTTGTGATGATGTATGAATTTTTTGATTGTAAATATTTGGGTGTTGATAATAGTGTATCTTTGGCATATTCTTCAAGTGATACTATTAAATATAAAATAGAATTTTCTATTGGTAGTTATAAAATAAACACAACTACATCTTTTGGTGAAAAGCCTGATGCTTCCGAAGGAAAATCGTTTGTTGAGGAATTACAGAAGAAAGGTAAAGATGGTTGGTTTACTCGCGAAGGAGAAATCAATACACAGATCGTTAAGAATATTGAATATACGAGTAAGGTGAAATAGTTTATTTAATTGAATTGGAGTTATTATGAACATGATGGATGTTGATGAGGTTGATGTTAGTGCTAAGATTATCAATGATCTTAAAAGGGAAAGTGTGTCCGTTGATCCTAATTATTGGTTGGTTGACACCATTCCGACAAAGTATAAATTCTATCCCGAAGGTACAAAGATTTATGCTAGGTCATTGAATGTTATGGAGGTCAAGAAGTTGACATCTATCAATTCATCAAATTCTGAAGTAATTGTGAATGATATACTAAAGAGAGCTATCAAGGGTATATCAATTGATGAAATTTTCCTTGTCGATAAGTTTTATTTACTTCTATATCTACGGGCATCTACATTCCGTAATCCCGAATATGTTGTGGATTTTGATTGTAATATATGTGAAAAGAAGGATGCTAAATTCCATTTCAATCTTGAAAATCTCAATGTAGATTTTGTTAAGGATGATGTTGATTACAAAAAGAAGATAAAGTTGACTTCGGGTGATGAAATCTCTTTTAGATTCTTGAAGATTTCTGATCAGAATGAGATGAATAGTTTTAAGACAAAATACGAACAGAGTTTTGGTAACTCCATTGACGAAGAGATGATCCATGTTGCCTGTTCTTTGGATATGATAAATGGTGAGAAGAAGAGTCTGTATCATCGATTTGTATATGTAACCACGGCAATTACAGCAGAAGATTTTGCTGATATAGCATCTGTAATTAGAATCTATTCGGTCGGAGTTAACCCAGTTATGCGGGTTACCTGTGGCAGTTGCGGAGGAGTATCAGAGATCCTGATCCCGTTTCGTGATACTTTCTTCTTGCCTGAACGTCAGAACATTTAATTTGTTTTATGTTTTTCCAACCGTTGACATAACTGATGTGTTGGAAAAACAATTTGATTTAATGTATAATGGACTAAATCAGAACTTTGACACATTTGACTTTCTTGAATTTCTTTGGTTTCATTCAAGGTTGATGCGACAATTATCAGAAAACAATACACAGTCATCACCTGGGCAAGTCTCTTTGAACGAGATGATGTCTTCTATGAGATAGATAAATATATCTGAACATTTTTAAGGATTGTCTATGGCATCAAATTTCTATAACATAACTACAAGAGATCAATTTAAAGAATACATAATGGTCAAGTTGGGCTTCGATGTTATCAACATTGAAGTCTCTGAACGGCAGATAGACTTGTCAATAGATGATTGCTTACTTGATATGTGGCGATTGAATACATCTGAAGGTTCGTACCTTCATTACTTCATGTTTCAGACGCAGGCAAATGTTGGTGAATATTGTCTATCGGGTTTAGGAATTCAGGATGCTTATGATATCGATCTATCATTTGCTGGTGGTGGAATCAATACACTTTTTTCCCCCATGAATATGATGTTTTATCAAGATTGGGTTGCTAATGGTAACTTTCCCGGTTTAGGTGGAAAGACCCCATCGACTGGTGGTGCCATTGGTGGATCACAGGGATTACAGATGACAGAATACAATATAGGAATGCAATATTTAAAGCTCATAAAAAATCAAATGACAGCTTTACATACTGTAAAATGGCACGCGGGTAGAGAAATCCTTGAGGTTGTTCCTGCTCCAAAATCCTCTTCTGTTGGTATGTTGGCTTTGTATATTAGACAAGATGAAAGAGATTTGTATAACAATAAAAATTTCCGTGATTTGTGTGTGGCAAGAACAGGTGTTGCTTGGGCATCAAATCTAACAAAATTTTCGGGACAGTTACCGGATGGTAGTACAATTTCATCAAGTGAATTGATACAAAGGTATTCAGAGAAAGAGGAAACGGTTCTTGAACGTATCCGAGCAGGACAAATGATGGGGTTCAAAGATTTTAGTAAGCGTGGTATGATGTTGTCAGAGGCATCAAGGGTCATGGATGATTTCATTGATCGTAGTGATGATTCTGAAATCGAAAAGTTTAAGAAGGATTTTGCCGATCTTGCTGATGATGATTTCGATGAAGATGATGATGATCTTTTTGGTAATAAAGAATATGATGATGATCTTGATGAGGGTGTTATAAAGGAATTTGACGCATCTCTTATAGCAAATACTGGTGCGTATCTTGCTACTGGTGTTGGTATTGTTGGTCTCTCGGCCGGTCTTTTGGCAATCAAGGACTTACTTGCCCGTGGTTGGGAAAACCTAGCACCAAAAATCGGCAGGGAACTCCTACATTTGGCTAAAGAGTTGGAGGCTGGTAAGGTTGGTCTTAATGCTTCTGAGATGTATCGCCTCCGTGGACTTATTTCAAATCTTCGTACAAGTCGTGATTATAAGAAGACCACCCCCGAACAGAAGAAACTGATTGATGGTGTATTGAATGCCATGACATCCATTCATCCTGGTGATGGTCGTAGTGCTAAGGAACTCGGTTTTGAGCTTAAGAAATTTATTAATAGAATGGATGATTTCTCTGTTAAATCTGCTCAGGGTGCTGCCGATTTCGCTACTTCTTTTGACAATGATCTTGATGAATCCAAAAAGACAGAAGAAGACGATGAGATTGATGAGGGTGTTGAGGATGTTGATGGTGAGGAACGTCCTGTCTGTGTTACCGAACTCGCAACCGAACTAGGATACACCGAAGACGATATTACTTTGGTTGAAGATGATGGTGGTTCTATTACTGCTGTTTGGTTTGGTGACGAAGAATATCGGATTGCTCAGGATGATTCTTCTGCTGATGAACTTGCGATGGATTATATCCGTGATCTTTATGATGAAATGGGTCCCGAGTCGTTCAGTCCTGAGTTCGTAAAACATTATGTCACTGTGTCTGAAACAGATGCTCGTATTATTGCTGGTGAAGAAGTTGATAACAGATATGAAGATGAAGATGATCGTGATGAAGATGCTGAAATGGAAGAGGCTGCCGAAATTGCTGATAAGATCGAAAACGATCCTATTGGATATTTCTGTGATGAACTTGGTCTTTACACCGAAGAAGAATTGATGAAACAGAATTTCATTATGATTGATACCGATCGTCTATTCAAGGATGCTATTGATCAAGATGGTCGTGGTCATTTTATTTCCTCTTATGATGGTGACGAAATTGAACTACCTTGTGGTGCCTACGCATACAGAATAAACTAAAGGAGATATAATGAGTCTTTCTGATTATATTAAGGAACAAGAGGATGAAGTTATTGCCAATGAAACGGCAGAACTTGATAAGAAGATTTCTGATCTATTTACATCAGCAATAGATGAACCTATTACAGATGAAAAGATTGAGGAATTTGCTGAAGAAAATGGTACAACTGCCGAGGAAGTTAAGGCTAAGGCTTTTGCTCTTCTTACGAATCTTCTTGTGAATGGAACAGAAGAAACAGAAGAAGAATCCGAAGAAACAACAGAAGAAGAGTCAGAAGAATCCGAAGAGGAAGAAGTTGATGAATGTACTCTTCCAAAGAAGGTTGTCAAAGAAGATGCTGATGATGCCAGTAGAGTTAATGGTTTTAGACTTTACACTCTTAACCCCGAAATTACTAAATGGATATCATCTCCCGAAATGACTGAGGCTATAGAAGAAGATAGACTTAGTGGATTTTTAGATAGAACCTGTCCTGAAGGTTATGGATATAACTTTCATCCGGATGATGCTGTTTTATATTTTAAAGGAATTTATGGGTTTGATGGTCCCACCCCAAAGGGCATTGACATCAATAGATTTGAGAAAAATGTAAAGGATGAATTCATCGAATATTATGACAGTGCTCTAATGGCTGATGGTAATGGTGTTCAGATCATCGATGATGTTTTACTAAAGGATTACATCGAAGATAGTTCTATCAATAGACGTGATGAATCATATCATTCTGCTATTGATATGATTGCCGAAGGTCTCAGTTCTTCAAAACGATGACATAATCTTCGTTTCCTAAATAAGAGAGGTACAATAATGTGCCTCTCTTTTTTCATGGATAAATAATATGCTAACATACTATTACCCCCGAACAATGAAATCTATTATTGTTTCGTTTGCTCATTTATTCAATAACATCCACGTTTACAAATATGATACGAGTGGAAATGCTATTGAGAAGATAAATGTACCATTGGTGTTTGGTCCAAGATCAAAGATATATGATGATCGTGCGGAGAACTACTACACAGATTATACTGGTGAAGTTCATGGCGATCCATATTGGATGAAGACTCCTCGTTTGGAATTTGATCTTAATGGTATCGTTTATGATGCTAGTAGAGCAACATCAACAAACAACTGGAGATACTTTTATAATGATGATGAAATAATAGAATCTGTTGACAAGTCTTTATACAAGGTTATATCAGATTACCAACCGGCACCATATAATGTTCAATTTAAAGTATCATTGGTTGCTGATTCGTTTGATCACGCATTTCAAATAATTGAAAACATACTACCATACTTCAATCCATCGTTAAATCTTCGTGTCAAGGAATTTTCTTTCTTGAACATTGAACGAGATTTACAACTTGATCTTGATGGTATCTCACCCGATATCTCCGGTGATATGTCAGAAACAGATCGTAGACAAACAAACTTTACAATGAATTTTACTGTAAAGGCTTGGATGTATAGACCGTTTGTTGGATCAAGTGTTATTAAATACATTAATTCAAAATACATGATTCAAACTGATACATCATTGACAATCAAAGACTCATTCTACACTTCGGGATATGCTACATCCGGTGGTGTTGTAATAGAAACAAGTGCTATACCACCCATATCAGCATATTCGTTAAGTGGTGATATCATAGATACAGATAAGGAACTTGTTTGGTATGAATCACGGAGTTGATAATGAATGATAAAAAATTGGAATTGACATCTAATCCGTTTTCGGAACTTGAGAATTCTTTGGGAATTCCTCAAGGTTCTGCTGTAACCATTGCCCCTAAAAGAACTTTAATGAAATTCAATGATGATACTTTTAAAGCAGAAATGAATGATGAAGAATTTGTCGCAACCGGTCTAAAGGAAATGATTATAAATAGTCAAGGAATAATTGACACATTATCCGATTCCATTAAGACAGGTACGGATGCTAGAACATTTGAAGTGTATGGTCAGTTGTTAGACACCATAACACGACAATTTTCAGAACTCAGGCAATTGCGAGAGGCGTCAATGAAGGGACGTCTCAAGACAATTGACTTGAAGATAAAGAATAAGTCTATAAAGAAATTATCTGATATAAAGAAACATGATAAGATATCGATGAATTCATCTGAATTGATGGAGTTGATTAATAAGGCTTCTGAAAATTCAGAAATCAAGCGCATTGACGCGCATTTCAAAATAACAAAAGTGGATGGCGAAGATGAACCCGAAAACCTTCAGTAATGTCAAAGAACTTTTTGAATCTTATTCCGATGAATATCAATTTGAAGATGTTAAATTGGAAGATAGAATTCAATGTAAGACTTTTGAATCTTATGGTTCCAATGTCGATTTAACTTTATTGACCGAAGAAACATTTGATTTGGTTTCAAAACGAATATCAAAAGAATCTTTTGAAAATATCGTAATGAATACTTTGTACTTTACTAATAAAAATAACTTTGTTTACCCAAAGGAAATGTCAATAACAGATATTTCTTTTAATGAACATTCGGGTGATGTAAGTTTTAAAGCCATCATACTTGATAAATTGACTGAAAAGAAATTTGATGTGTTTGTAAATGATATACAACTGAATGAATCTATGTCAAAAATTAAGATAGACACTAGAGATCACTCTGATCAATTTGAATCGTTTTCTACATTTTTGTTTACAAAAAATTGAGGATATTTAATGTTTAGAAATGATGATACTCTTCGGGCCGCCGGAGAAAATGTTGAATACACCAAAGATCAAATTAATGAAATAATAAGATGTAAAGAAGATATAATATACTTTGCTTCTAATTACTTTTTTATAAAAACAATCGACCATGGTAAAATAAAAATACCACTCTACGAATATCAGAAAAAGATATTAAAGTCGATGGTCGAACCTATGTATTTAGATGGAGTTTTTAAGCCTCATATTTACGCCCTCCTTCCTCGTCAAAGTGGTAAGACGACTTTAACCACCATTTACATTGTTTGGTGGGCATTATTTCATAAGGATAAAACTTGTTATATCTTGGCTAATAAAGCAAAAACAGCCATTGAAATTATGTATAGAATACAAACAGGATATAAAGAACTTCCTTTGTGGTTACAATCCGGGGTTGTTGAGTGGGGTAAGGAATCGTTCGCATTGGAGAATGGTGTTCGTATCATGTCAGGTACAACATCTTCTGATTCTATTTCCGGTCAATCTGTTGCCCTTTTGTATATAGATGAGTTCGCAAAGATACCTGAACATATTGCTGAAGATTTTATAGCAGGTACATATCCTGTTATTGCTTCGGGTAAAACATCCAAAATTATAATTACAACAACACCAAAAGGTCTTAACTTTGCTTATGACTTTTGGAAGAATGCTGTTGATAAAAAGAATAATTTCTATCCAATTAAAGTTGGTTGGTGGGAGCATCCTGATCGTGATGCCCAGTGGAAAAAGAATATGATCGCTGATATTGGTGTTCAGAGATTCAAACAAGAATTTGGAATGGTGTTTTTAGGTTCAGAAGATACACTTATAGATGCTGATATTTTGTCAAGACAACCAATCATCATACCAATTGATGTAAAATTTGGTGCTAGAATGAACATCTATGAGAAACCTATACCGGGCGAATCTTATTTGATTGGGGTTGATCCTGCTTCGGGAATTACAGGTTTTGGTGATTATTCTACTTGTCAAATAATAAGACATATAGATGATAAGAATTTTATACAGGTTGGTACATTTAGAGATCGTAGAATAAAGATTGAAGATTTCGCTCAGATATGTGTATCGATATCTAAATATTATAATGATGGTGTATTGATTGTTGAATCAAATTTACATGGTGAACAGTTATGTAAATTGATTTGGCATACATATGAATGTGATGCTCTTTATAACGAATACACAAATAGACTTGGTGTTACCGCTACAAGAAAATCAAAGACCATTGCGATAATGTCATTGAAAAGATTTGTTGAAGAAAGTTGGGTTATTCTACAAGATAAATACACAGTAGACGAACTCAGTCGATTTGTTGATAAAGGGAATGGTTCTTTTGGTGGATCAGGTGCTGGAAACCATGACGATTTGGTTGCTGCTTTGTATTGGGTGTTTTATTATATAACAACATACTATCAACCAAACAATGATGATGGTGAGGCAAAAACCATTGATCGTGAATTTGTTATAGAAGATGGAGAATTTGTACCACGGCAATTCCGTGAACAAGAAGGTACTTGTGAATTTTATGTGACTTGAGGATAAATGGAATCACAAAATAAACAGATGTTTGAATTTGGTTTGACAAGTAAAAACATCGAACTTAATATACCCCGTGAGAATTTGCTTCGGTGTACAATTAAGGAAAGTATATTTCAGGTTGTTCCTCGGTTTGAATTGGTTCTAAAAGACAATTCAAACTTTACTGAAAACATACCAATAATTGATGGTGATGTTTTAAACATTTACATGGCAACAAATAGTGATTCAAAGGTATTCATAAAGCAGGATTTCTTAATTGGTGATTATTTTATTGTACCAATGAATGAAACTGAAACCAAAACGATGTTACTGTCTGGATTCCTTGATTGTAAAAATCTATTCTTTCCTCATAAGAATAGATCGATGAATGGAAATTCTAAAAAAGTATTATCCGATATAGCAACTGAAATGGGTAGAGAACTGTCTGATAATAAAACTTTGTATGGTGTTTCTGATAGTTCATTTTTTGATGATGTTCCAAAAAATGTAAAAGATGTTATTGATGATGTAAGAAATGTTGGTGAAATAACTCCAACAGATAGTATGATGTGGATACAGAATTCAAGTAATTACGATTTCATAAATCACATTATGAATCACGCGTATTTGCCAAAAGATACACCATTCTTTTACGCGACCGTAGATGGTAGATTTTATTATAATTCGTATTACAGAGCAATGAATGCTGATCCATTATACACTGCTGTATTTGATATTGGGGCATCACAGACTGTTTATTTTGATGCCAAAGAAGCAAACATGATGTATTATAATTATTATGATATCAATGTTCCTAATGGTGACATCAAACGTAATACTGGATATGGTGTAGATTATTATGAATATGATAATACTGGTAAAACAATAAAGACAAACATATTCAATG